TGCTGAAGTCCGAACTTGAAAAGCGCGGGATATGGCCGGAAGATAAACTCTCTGTCGATATCGAAGCGAAGATGGCAGAACTTGATGCGAAACTTGGCGGGACAGTTACCGAAGGTTCTGACCTCGTGAGAAAAACAGAAGGGGGTGATACAGATGCTCAGAGTTTGCTCAGGAACGAGAACGCAGAAACCCAAGGGCGGTTGCAAACCGAAACCGAAGGGCAAATAACAGAACCGACAATTCCACAGGGAGAGGACATCAAAACCGAGCCTCCTATGGCTGACACCTCCAAAGAGATTGCGTCCTCTCCCTCTTCTTTCTTCTCGATGCCGGAAATTGGAACTCAGAATGTTGTTAAGGCAGAAAAAACACCCTCTACGTTGCCTCTCACGGAACTTTCCGAAGAGGGCATGGCTAATCCTCCATCTACCCCTGAGAAAACGTCACAGGAGGCAAAGGAGGGCGGTATAGTCGCAAAGAAGGGTTCCGAGTTCGGTCTAAAAGGACTTAACAAAAACAGATGGACAGTCGATGGCAATGCTATGGGGAATACTCCCGAAGAAGCCATCGCTGAATACAATAAGCAACAGGCAATAGCCAAAGACGAAGCCGACATTAAGGCGAACTACGACGCTACCATTCCCAAGCTGAAGTCAGGCGACTACACCGAAGCCGATATTAAAAAGATAACCGCTTATGGCAAGACCACCACAAGCACGAAGCAGATGGACGGCATCTTAACGAGTTTGGGTCTTACCCATAAACAGGCAGGTCAGGCACGAAAGAAAGCCGGAGATGTTGATACAACAAGTGGTGGGGCAGTCCTCTACGATGTTGGTAGGACGGTTGAGACAGCCCGAAGCATGGGATTGTTGGGAGAGAAGAAGCCCGTTACCGAGAAGAAGCCCGTTACCGAGAAGAAGCCCGTTACCGAGAAGAAGCCCCCCCCAACCATTAAGAAATCCTTAACAGTTCAAAAGGAAGAAACCCTCGAATCCTATGCCCGTAAGCACAAGATCAATTTCAATATTCCCGGTCACACCAACAAGGAAGCAATCTCCGATGGTCTTCTCTCTTACACGAAGAATGATGCCATTGGTCTTGATAAACGTGCAGAGGAAATGCAGGGTCTTGGTCTATTGGGAGCGACACCCGATGGATATGCTACCGCAGGGGATTATCTGTATGCTGAATTGCAGAAGATAGTCTACAACCGAATTAACAAAAAGGCACAATCCTTGACAGCCGAAGAAGATCAGGCTATTAAAGAAGAGAAGGAGGTTTTAAAAAATGCCGGATACAGCGAAGAAGAAATCAATACCGGTCTCAACGAAGCTGAAAGAAATATGGCGAAAGAAGTATCTGCTAAAAAGGACTCAGAAGTTACTAAAGAAACGCTTGAAAGCCTCGACGAAGAGTTCGTAAAAGAAGAAGAACCCCCTACCTCCAAAGAACTCTTCGATACATCCTCGATGTTCTCTCTGTCCGGTAATCAGCCCGTAGAACAGAAGTCCATGAAGGTTCCTGAGAAGAAGGGTGAGAGATTGCTTGACGTTCCGAAGCAGACCACGGACGAACTCAGGGACAGGTTATCGGGCGAGAAGGCTAAGAGGGAGTTTGAGGAAGGGAAGAAGGAGCAGAAAGAAAATTCCGAAGATGATGTTGCCAATCTCAAAGTCGGCACCATAGAAAAAGATTCCCCCCTTTCTCCCAAAGACTCCCAAGCCTTAGTCTCTGATATCCTCTCTATTCTCGCAGACGGTTCCTCAATCAACTTTGTCGGCAAGATAGACCCCAATAGACCTGACATCCAGAAAGCTCTCACACAATGGAAACAGGGCAATCCTGATGCCTCATTCGTTATCGAGGGTATGCACAGAAAGGTTGTCGTCGATGGGAACACGATGGCATCCATCATAGAAGTCTCAATGGGTTCATCCGATATTGGTCAGACGGCATGGCATGAGGCATGGCACTCCATTGACGAGATATTCCTGACAGCCAACGAGAAGAAGATACTCGCTGAGAAGCTGACTCCCAACATTGAGAAACAGGCAGATATTTTTGCCAAATATGCGGCGAATCAGAAACATCTCTTGCCGAAGTCGGCCAAGCCAATCTTTGAAAGGATACGGGAGTTCTTTGAGAAGGTAGGGAACTATCTCAAGGACAGAGGATTTACAAGCGCAGAGGATGTGTTTAATCGGGCGTTAAGAGGGGAACTGAAGGAAAGGGCGCAGAGATGGGCGGGAGAACCTTCTGCTAAGACATTGCTCGGTGAAGATGTTTCTTTTAAATTAGCAATTAAAGCTCCCAAGAAAACAATTACGGTTTATAAATTATTCAGGACTTTAAAGACTAGGCCCGGCGAGATTTTTCCACTCTTCATTGGTAAGACAGAGAATGTACCTGTAGGGTCATGGATTGAAGCTGAGTTTATCCCAACAAAAGGATTTGCTCAGCGTCCCGGTTGGCACGTTGGCAGGAAACCGCAAGCCGATCATTTAATGCGAAAAGATGGGACTATGCCCGACGATAGGGTGTGGGCCGAAGTGGAGATTCCAGCTGATATCGATTGGCAACCCGTAGCCGACCAAAGCAAAACGAAAGATATCCCAAGCCAAGTACCGAAAGGTGGATATTATCGGTTTAAACGCCCCTTCAATCAGGGGGGGGAGTGGTTGATTGCTGGCTCGATGAAGGTCAATAAACTACTTTCAGAAACAGAGAGAACGCAGATTCTCAATGAAGGGGTATCTTTCAAGATCAAGATTAAAGAACCGTGGGAGATGACCCGCGAAGAATATAATCGGGCGGCTCTTGAAAAGGTCAGGAACAACACCTATTTCCACGGAACATCAAAAACCCTTACCGAAGGGTTAAAGACCGGAGAAGGCAAAGACAAGAACCGATATCTTCACGAAGAAGGAATATGGTTTGCTCCCAACAGAGGAATCAATTCTAACGATTCGACGGTATCCGATGCCACAAGATATAGTGGTGACTTTGGTACGATAGTCGAAGCTCGTCTGGATATCAAGAACCCCTACTTTGGAGATGTCGATAATATTATCAGCGATAAGATCAACGCAGAATGGCTTCGTGAGAATGGATATGATTCTTTCATTGATAGCTATTCAGGCAGTGGTCTTGTGGTTGTCCTTGACCCGAAGCAGGTAAGGGAGATAAAAAGGGAACCCGTTGGTGAGGTTTCGTTCAAGATCGCTCCTGTCATCAAGAAGCTGATTGATTCCAACAGTAAGAAAATGGCCGACCCCGAACGCTATCCCAATGTCCAAGATGCAGAGTTCCAGCGTCTATACAAAGAGGCAATGGGCAAGGAGTTATCGTGGGCGAAGGCTTATGTTTTTACCCCTTCGTATAAGGCATACGGCCCCAACGCGAATCCTTTGCATACCAGAATCTATGAGATTTTCAAAAATGCAAGAAAGAGACGGCAGACCCTTAATTACAACTTCATGCAGAAGCTAGATGCTTTTCTGCAAGCTCCGAAAGAGAAGATTGCCAATGTCGAGAAGGTAGCCTTTGAGGGCAATGCCACGCTTGGACAGAAGATACGCGACCTTGCAATTCAAGCCAGAACCGCCAAGGAAGGCGGGAGTCTGGACTTGGCGAAGCAACTCAGGGAACAAGCTAAAGCCATTAAGGAACTTAACCGTTACTCCGATGAAGAACTCGCCAACGGTATCACCATCGAAAGAACAGGTGAAGTCGTAAGGCTTAACGCTCAAGAGATAGAGATGTATAAACAGGTTCGGGAAGGCTATGACTTCTTTCTGCAATACCTTCTTCAGAATCAGGCAAGAATGGCGTTCAAGGATTACAAGAATGAGGCATGGCTTCCGGCGATGATAGACCTCTTCAGCGATGTTTCTCTCGGGCAGACCGACGCACAGAAGAAAGCCCTCAGCGCCTTGAATAAACTGGCATTGAATAAGATTCGGGGTAAGAAGGCCGAAACCATTCAAAAGAATCGGGCCGCACTTATGGCCGTAGTCAAAGAGCATATCGCAACTGTATCAGGGATAACAGATCAGACACAGCTTTCCAAGATGGCAAGTGGTATGCTTGAAGCCTACAAGAAGGAACGCACATCAATCAATGCTGTAAAGAAGGCCCGCAACCGTATCGGTCAACAGGTAGCGTATGTCCCACAGGTAAGGGAAGATTCAGGGGCTTACCTGAATATCTATCGTGCCGTGAAAACGATGGGGAAGGATGGCAAGGAAGTCATTCGTCAGGAACTTGTAGCCAACTATCCCGTCCCTGAAAAGGCGATATATAAGGTCAAGCCGGAATTGCGCGGTCAGGCTATCAGGGAGATATGGGAAGACTATAAATCCAGGCATAAGAACGAAGAACTCTCCTATAAGGTGGATAAGGCCAGCAGAGAGATGGATACCACCTACAGGGGCGTGAACGATATGAACCTTCAGAGGGTTATCGACAACGCCGTGACCAGTATCAAGGAAACCAAGAACTTCGTGGACGGCCCTATTCTCAACGACCTCAAGGCGTCTGTAATTCATGCCGTTGCCAATGAGATGAAAGCCAGAGGGTTCGGCAGATCGCTTATCTCAAGGAAGCTCCGTCACATCGAAGGGTACAAGACTACCGACATCCAGAAGATCACTGTTGATTACATTACCGGAATGACGGGGATGATAACCAAACAGGAAGCGGCACTTAACGCCTATGACATACTGAAGGAGATACCCAAAAAGAACTCTGTTCTTTATAACGACATCGCCAAGTACACTCAGGATATGCTCAGAAACCAGAACAGGATAGACAGGGCATCGGGGAAAGCCAAGGGCTTATTGTTCACATGGTATCTCAGTGGGCTTCTTAAAATGGTTCCCATACAGCTTACTCAGAACTACGTTACTGGTATGCCCAAGCTGGCTGAAAAGATGCGTGAGTGGGGCATGAAGGGCTTCTCAGAGGCCAAGTATCATAAAGCGATGGCTGATGCAACCACCATCAGGGTAGACAAGAATACCAAGAAGGTAAGGGCGAACAAAAGGATTAACGATTGGGAAGCCCGTCTGCTGACTGAATCTCTTCAGGACGGTACTACGGCAGATCAATACGTTAAATACATCACGGGCCAAATGGACACTCAGTTCGGGCAATGGGCTGAATGGGGGTTGGATAAATTATCGAAGCCCTTCAGTTGGATGGAAACCTTTAACCGTGAGTCGGCTTCCCTTGCAATGTTTCGCATGGCATGGAATCACTATACCGAAACAGTTCCCGATCTGGAAGAAAGGTATCAGAAAGCCAAACACGAGGCAGGGGTTTACGTTGAAAAAACCCACTTTGGATTTGGGAAAGAGAACCTTCCCCGTATTGCGACAGGTGGTGACACTCTGAGTGTGGCGGCAAAGACCTTGATGACCTTTCGTTCCTTCAACCACAACTACCTTCAGTTTATCTTCGGTAGCAAGGATTGGAAAACGATGGCACATTCTCTTGCCTATGTCGCTCTCTTCGGCGGGATGATGGGTCTGCCTTTTATTAAAGACCTTCTTGACCTCTTAGAGAAGTACACAGGTCGTTCCTATACCAAGTCTGCAAGGGAAGTGATGCGTAAGTTCGGCGGTAAGACCTTAGAGACATTCGGGGTTCAGGGATTACCCGCATTGGCTGGCGCAAATCTTTCAGGCTCCCTTGCAATGGGAATCCCTTTTGCAGATTGGATGACAGGTAGCGGTAGTGCTTCAGATACCATCTACGGTGTTGTTGGAGGTATGGGAGAGAAAGTAGCCAAGGGTATCAACTATGGACTAAAGGGCGAGTTCTATAAAGCCGGAGAATCCTTCGCCCCTCAATTTATTGCATCACCCATGCAGGCCATGAGGATGTCCGAGATAGGCAAAGAATATCTTGGCACTACCGGATACGCGACAACCTCCAAGGGCAAACCTCAATTCGATGAGAACGGTAAACCCCTGTCGATGGATACAGGCGATGTGATTGCGAAGGTAATGGGTTTTAACCCTTCTGATTACTCCATGAGAACCGAAGCCCAACGCTCTGCTTCCAACATCGAGGAATACTTCTCTGATTGGAAAACGAGCATCTATGAAACCTATCGGGCGGGGAGAACCAACCATGATTCCAAGACCATTTCCAAGGCAATGCGTCAAATACGGGAGTTCAATCAGGCAATCGTTGATAAAGGGGCGTCCGGTCTTATTCAGCGAATCAAGCTCAGTAATGTCGTGAAAGCCTCAAAGATGGAGATGACAAAGAAGCAGAAAAGAGAAGCATTGTATAAGCGGAATTATCTTGCAAGCTGATTTTTTTTGGCTTAGAATATGAACACGATGTAGTTTATGATAAACTGAATGTAGTTCATCTTTAGGAGGTAATGCAAGAATGGTTTACACCCTTGATAATACAAAGTCAGAGTCTTTTGTCATTGAATCAGATATGGGAGGTGCGTGATGCCTAGCGGTTCCGTCACCCTCGCCAACACCCGCCTGTCTCTTGTCAGTACCGCCCCTTTCGTTGANNGCGGGCAAGACGGCGAAAGCGCGGATACTGAGCGCGGGGATGGGGGAAACGACTGACACGGAAATGGTAGTCAATGGAGGTTTTGAGGGTGCATATACGGGGGGTGTTGCGCCTAATTGGACTGCTGGTCGAGGGACGCCATCCGAATACACTGCCGCACCTCAAGCGGGGAGTTCGTCACAGCAGATAAACAACCCTGCGGGAAATAACGGGTATATCAGCCCCGCTGTACTACCGTCAGGCACACCGAGAGCACTATACAAGCATTCGGTTTACTACAAAGCATTATCGGGCACGGCTGAAATACGGTTGGAAAATGGGTTTGTCCATGTAAAAACAATAACCCCGCTTACATCCGCAACGTGGGCTAACGTGACAACCTACATGACTCTTCCTGCCGCGTCCTCAAACGTATTCGCGTATCTGTATGCCGCAACCAACGCTTCGGCAGATGCAAATAGTGTAGTTTTTGATGCAAATAGCATGGCAAAAGTCCTCACCCCTTCGGCCACCGGCGTCGTCACCTCGGCATGGACGATTGAGAGCGGGTTTAATTACAACGATTCGGCGGGGTATACGTACAGGCTGAGACCTTCAAGGCGGAGTTTCAGTTTCGGATTTGATATGGAGTTTTAAAAGAATGATAAGCAAAGCGCGGCGGCACTTTTAGGGAGTTCTGACCTCCTTCAAGCCTCTTATCGGACAGAGGGCGAAGCAAATCGCTACCACCGCATGAAGTCTATACCATCTTTAGGAGGACTCATGCAATGACAATCAGGGACACCAACGGGGAAACCAACGGGAACGGCAAAGGTAATGGCAGTGTCACATGGAAGTGGCTTGTCGGGGTATTGATAACCCTGTTGTTCATCGTTGCCGGAAGTGTCATGGCGGGGATGCAATCCGACATCAAGGCTCTCCGCGCTGAAAAGGTGGACAAGGAACAATACTATCGGGATATCGCGGAACTCAAGGCAGGGATGGGGAAGATGGACAGCAAGCTCGACAGGCTGTTAGAGCAAAGGGGGCGGTGATGGAATCGGGGCGATGGTGTTCAAGTGTCCAGACTGCGGAAGAATCAAATACTATAACTCGTGGCGCAAGGTAGACAAGGCCATGCAGAAAGAGGCCGAACGCTATGAGGGGGAAGTAGCTATTATCCCCGTAAGGTGTCCAATGTGCAGGGTAAAGATTCCCAATAAGCAAGAGGATGGGTTGAAATGACTTTAAAAAAACAGCTTGAACAGCCATGATAAAGATTTGTTTACATTGTGGAAAAGAGTTTAAAACTTTCCCGTGTCGAATGGGGAAGTTTTGTTCGCCCCAATGTGCGGGGCTACATTATAGCCAAAGTCTTGTGGAGAGAAACAAGAGCAGGGGTTCTGGTTCTGTTGACGTGTTATGCGCTTATTGCGGTAAAAAACTCAAAAGGACTAAAAAATACTTAGAAAAATACCCCGCATCGTATTGTTCGTTCCAATGCAAAGGTCTTCACCAGATAAAACACATAACAAAACAATGCCCAATCTGCGGAAAGCAATTTGAAGTTCATCCAAGTGATGAAAAAAAATCTGCTAATGGCGGAATATATTGTTCTCAGAAATGCGCAAAGATAGCACAGAGTGTTAGACAATGCGGTGAAAACAATCCGTGTTGGAAAGGTGGAATAACGACAGAATACACGCTTATAAGGACTTCGCCAGAAGCTCGCAAGTGGAGGAAGGCTGTATTTAAAAGAGATAATTGGGCGTGCCAAGCGTGCGGAAAAATAGGCGGGAAATTAAATGCCCACCACATAAAATCATTTGCCGAACATCCAGATTTAAGATTTGAAGAAGATAACGGTATAACTCTGTGCGTGAAGTGTCACGGGAAGTTTCACCGAGAAAATGGCAAACCAAAGGGAGTGTCAGATGAATTTAAAAGATATGCTAAAGCATCATGAGGGGTTTAGAAGAAGGCCGTATAAAGATTCCTTGGGATATCAAACTATTGGCATTGGTCACAACATTGACGCCAAGGGTCTGCCTGATGACATCGAAGCCTTCCTTGAGGCCAACGGATACATCACCGATGAGATGATCGACAGGCTCCTCGATGACGACATTGCCGATGCGTCCGCTGATGTGAAGCGTTTATACCCTATGTCATATTCCTTCTCAGAGGCCCGACGTTTCGCGCTGGTGGATTTTCTTTTCAATGTAGGCATAACTACCGCAAGGACGTTCACGAACACGAATAAGGCCATTAACGAGGAAAGATGGGATGATGCGGCGAATGGGTTGCTGGCATCAAAGTACGCCCGTCAGGTCGGCAAACGAGCGCAGACAATAGCGCGAATGTTAAGGGAGGGATAATCATGTTTGAGTGGCTATCTGATAATTGGGAAGGAATTGCCCTCTGTTGCTTCATTCTCTCGACAGTGGTATCAGAAGTCATGGCGTTCATTAAAACCCCGTCTAATGGCATCGTGGACGCAATCGTGAACTTGTTGAAGAAACTCAGCGGGAGAGACTAATGACTATCACCCATGATGTTTTCTGGACATTACTTTGGATAGCCTGCGGGTTTATCGTCATATTGGCTGGCGGGGCAGTGGGGGTATGCTACTTCATTAGGTATTGCCTGAGCAGGTGGCACTGATGTTCCCTTACTGGACGTTAATCAAATACGGCATCCCCTTTCTTATTGGGGCTTTGATCTTCGGCGGCGCGGCATGGAAGATTCAGGGGCAGAGATTGGACGTTTGCAAAACTCAACAGAAAGTGTGTGTTTCTGCAAATGCGGAGAATATCTTGACTATCACCGCACAAAAAGCGGAGATTGAGAAACTGGACAAGTCATGCTCTGCAAGAATCGAAAGCAAGAACCAGACGATCAAGAAGCTGAAACAGATCGATGAACTCAACGGAGGTAAAACAGATGAGAAGGGGAATCCTGGTACTAATAGCGGTAACGGCAATGATGATATCCTGTGTGAGCTTAATGGGATGTTCAGGCAACCCGATAACAAGAACACAGTACGTTAAGCCGACGATACCGGAACTTCCTGCCGAACCTGATTATTATGAGGTGATCTGGCAGAAGATAGGAGAACTGTACTGCGTGGATAAGGGCAATGCGAAGAACCTGTTGAAGAACCGGATATTGGATAAGGGCTTCGTTGAACAGCACAGGGAGATTATTGAGGGACTGAGATGATAGACGCCGAATGGCTTAATATGCAGACTGAGTGCAATTCTCAGGTGCGGAGAAATGTAATGATACGAGTGGATAGGTAAGCGGTTAGGTGGTGACCGATGGCCTCAGAACATCGGCTAGAGTCCGGCTAGTGTGCCCGGACATGCTCCCCACGGCTTGGCCTCGTTAGGATACGTCCTGCGAGACACACGATCATCCCAAGCGTGGGGGTCTTTGCATCTTATATCCTGCATAATCCCCTCCCGGTGCATTTTGATAGATATACCGTACATTGTGGACAAGTGAAGGTAATTCTACTTTTGGGAGTCGTAAACTAGTGGTCAACAAAAAGGGGAAGCCCCTCTGTTGGCCTCCCCTTTCCACATATGTTTTGGGTTGTTTACTTCATCGCATCACACTCCTTTATGGAATTGTCGTCAACTATTCGTCACC